TGCCGACGATTCCGTAGACGACACGCTCTGAGTCGAGGAAGTCTGCGACGGACTGGTGGTCGTCATCGGTTGGGTTGTTGATGGTGAAGACATATCGGCGGGATTTAGTAGTCATCTCGGGAGGGGTGGCCGCTTGAGCGCGGGGCACGCGGAACAAGCAGTCTTGGGACTGGGACAGAAGTGTGCTAGGTAATAGTAGGTAGCACACTTTGACCTTTGTTCCAAAAAATGGTTACTCCATTAACTGCTGCCGTAGGATTCCTTACTGATCTTACAGAAGGAGAAGTCGTTGCTGCTCAATACGGCGAAACTCAGTTACAACAATTTCTCGGAGAGGAATTTCAAACAGGGTCACCGTCACGGGGCATAAAAAGGGACTACGCAGGTAACGTGGTTACTCCAAGTCCTAACAAGAATCGAAAACGGAAATCAAATATGCCTAATCGTGCTAACACCAAACGGATTCGGCATCACGACCGGGAAGCCAGGATCAACAGTCACTCTGTTTTTGAAAAGAAAGTGAATCGTGTAAGCCGATGCGGTTACTTGTATCATGAACGGATCCGATTGCCTCCTAAACAATTGTCAACGGACATGGACACGGAGCAAGGTCGGTCTTATCGGGAGAACGACATATATTTAAAAGGTATCAAGATTCTACGTGAATGGCATGGTAAAGACTCTACCAATTCCATCAATTTGAATCCTTCGAATAACGGTTATGTGGGTCCTCAGTTAATTAACTGGTGTCTTATACAGTTTGACTGTACTAAGAGTATTAACGCGGAGGATGCTGATAGCAACATACACGCGGCGTTGGTGTCTCAATGGTGGTCTTCCAAGAGTGGAACGGATAACAGATCAACTCCATTTACGGAACTGGATCCCGTGGAGCCAGATTCTACAACTGCTATTGGAAAATGGCAGACTTATTGGACGACAGGGGCTATTAATCCACATCATCAGGCTCAATTCAAGATTTTAGCCAGAGAACAGCGTATCTGTAACCAGGTGTTCAGAGGTGGGGATTCAGGGGATGCTTCTCAGAAAAACGTGGCACGCATCCACAAATATTTCAAGATTCCGACACCCATTTATCTGCATAATGGGGACGAAGAAGCTTGGGGAAGTCCCATCTACGAAGTTTGGTGGATCAGTCCAATCAATTCAAACTATCTCAAAAATTACACTACGGCTCAGATTGCTAATCCAACTGAACCTCAGCAATTCAACGAAGTTGGGCATACTCAAGTGTATTTCAAAGATTTACAAACTTAATCATGGCTCGTTTTTATCAACCAATGCGTCAATTTGGTCGGGGTGCGGGGGCTCGCTGGCAATATCGTCAAAACAATGCCAGATATGGAATGGCGGCTCGTCGTATCCAAGGAGTGTACAGAGGGTGGAAAAATCGTCGTACTGCGGCGACTAATAGATATTTAATGGTTCGTAAGCGTCCTATACGTTATATTCGGCGTTATTAATTTCATGGTCGCTGCGCTCAGTGCGGCTGCGCCTCCTCAGCCGAGGGCTGAATAAATTTATAGCGATCATTGGTCATTTTACTCGCATCTGGTTGTTCATTGCAAAATACGATAACATGTACGGGGTGTGGCAATAGTTTCGTGGCTGATTGATATTTGCCAGAAAACACCACCTGGTCTTTGAGCTTTTCTAATACGGTATACTGGAGAAACTCCATTCCTCCTCTGGGGATGTCAAAGAGAAAAACACGCTTGGTTTCGTCAATACAAAGGCATAAATCATCTCGCTTTCCAATCGAGAGAGCCTGTGTCTCTTCAGGGTACTGGGACAAGCGATAGCGGACAAACCAACTCTTTCCGGAATTACCATCTGGATCAACAACAAAATAAATACTGCGGTCATCGGGTGGTTCAGAGAGGACATCGTCTAACTCGAACTGCCATCCTCGTAAGTCATCTCCGACTCCGAAGACGGGGTGCGGGGATAAATGTTCCACGAGGGCCATGAGGGATGATCGATATCGGAGGAAGAGTCCGGGGAAAGCCCTCGCAACCTCGCGCTCCGACGGACGAGTGGACTGGGAGGAGACCCATTCTTTGAACTGGTCAATATCGGATCGTCTGCCTTGGGCATTGGGTAGTTGTCCGTACTCATCAAAGTCGCCCTCTTTTTTGCAGTAATCGGCTGCGGTTTGGGATTTGGCTTTGGCGACTTCCAGATGTGCGCGGCCCGAGAGGTGGGTGGTGAGAAAGGCGAATCGCTGAGGGGAGGCCAATACGCAGAATCCTTGAAGATGAGGCGTGCCTCCTTCGCCAGTTTCTCTGCCGACGATTCCGTAGACGACACGCTCTGAGTCGAGGAAGTCTGCGACGGACTGGTGGTCGTCATCGGTTGGGTTGTTGATGGTGAAGACATATCGGCGGGATTTAGTAGTCATCTCGGG